CTGAACAATATTGACACATTGGTCATGATGCCGGCTATGGCGGCGTTGGCAGCAACAACATTGGCTGTCTGTGCTGAGTTTACGGTGTTTACATAACTGACCACAGCGGCGTTGGCCAAGACTATGGCAGCATTGGCCGCTGTGATTTGTGCTTCTATGTTGCTGTTGGATAGACCTGATACTAAAGAATTAACATAATCAGTTAATGCAATGTTAGATTCAATGATTGCTGAGTTGGCACCGGCAAGCCCTAAATTTAAATTTAGAATACTGACATTGGCCGCTGTAATATTTGCCCCAAGTTGGCTGATAGCCGCATTGGCCGCTGCCACTGACTGTGTGGTTGCAAATCCCGAAGTGGTTTGTATACCAGCAACTTGAGCCGCCAGTGTGGCCACGTTGTAATTCAAACTGTTGATACTGGTAAGGTTGGTAGCAATAGCTGAATTGGCCGCAACAATGTTGGATCTTAGGCCAGCAATTTCTGTTTCTTGCACACTGGCATTGGACAACAAAGTTCCAATTGCTCCAGTCAGTGTGGCCAAATTGGCATTGGCCCAAGTTTCATATGCACCCACGTTGGCCGACAATGTCTGTAGTGCGCCTGAACTGGCATAGGTAACGTTGGCATAAGTTTCGTGTCCAGCAACATTTGACGACAGTGACTGCACAACCGATGCCAACGCAAATGTGGCATTGGCATAGGTTTCAAAACCACCAACATTGGCTGTCAGTGCTGTTAATCCGCTGGCTGTGGCAAATGTAGCATTGGCATAGGTCTGACTACCGCCCACGTTGGCGTACAGTTGATTTACCAAACTTGAACTGGCCAGCGCAGAGTTGGCATAATATCCAAAAGATGTCAAATTGGCATTGACTGCGTTGATAGCAGTGGCCTGTGTGGCAGCATTGGCATTGGCATAGATTTGATATGCACCCAAGTTGGCCGAGACTGTTTGATTTTGGGTATTGACATAACTGATCACTGCGGCATTGGCTGAAACTATGGCAGCATTGGCTGCTGCCACATTGGCATTGACCGCAAACAGCACAGCAGAATTGGTAGCAACATTGGCATTGGTAGACTGTATGCTTGAGTACAATCCTGCGGTGTTGGCTTGCCAAGCGGCAGTGACAGCGGCAATGGCTGTATTGGCTGCTGTTACATTGGCGTTGACCAACCCAATTGCTTGTGCTTGCACCGCGGCGTTGCCAAACAGCGTGGTAATATTGCTGACAGCACCGGTAATATTGGTACGGTCATTGCTGTATCCAGACACCTGAGAAATTACATTGGCCACGTTGGCGTTGGTTGATGATAGATTGGAATTCAATGAGTCAATGGCCAAATTTATTGAAACCACATTGCCCAAATTCACATTGGCAATGGTTGCATTGATAGAATTCACATTGGCGTAAAGATTGGCTATATCAGCAGAATTTTGTGCAACTTCTATGTTCAATACTGCTACATTACTGGTCTGTATGATTGATAATACATTGGCCACATAAGTGTTGCCGGCTGTGACCAAATTGTTCACATATCCAACACTGGCAGCACCATAAACATCGCTGACTGCCAACAGTACATTTCCCTGTCGACCAGCAACTGAAACTACTCCGGGATTATATGTTGCGGTAACATTGGCATTGCCGGAAGCATACACAACCACATTGGCATTGCCGTTGATCGCCGCCAAATTTGCAAAGTTTTGATCAATTATTTGGAAAGCTGTACGCAGGACTGTGCCAGTTCCATCATTGGCTGTATTACCTGTAAAGACGTTAGCAAAAGTACTCATTATGTTAAACCCTGTTATTGAGTATTTATCGCAAAACGAAAAAGCCCGCACTTGGCGGGCTTGTATGAATAATGTATGCAGTTAAAGATTCAGCTGGCGGGCTCGATTATATACCTGTTCACTGGCCAGATTCTTTCCTTTGCTTTCGCATTGTATATCAAATCTATCCCAAAATGTCAAAGCCCAATCAGTCACCGCACGGTTCCAGTAAAAGTCGCTGTGTGCTCGCATTTTCTGTTTCTTGTAACCGGACTCTAACAAAATCGAATGGTCAGGCAATTGATCTTCGGGATGATCAATTAGAACATCTTCTCTTGATACCGAATAGTGTATGACCGGGCGGACACCACGCCATGAATCAATTATGCGATCAAGTCTAGGATCGTTGTGTTGGATGTACTCGCCTGTGCGTATCCAGTGATGGTGTATGTCAAGCACAAGGGCGCAGTCGTCGGCAAGCTCGAGGCTTGAGTCGATGCCCCAGGCATTTTCGTCGTTTTCGATTGTGATGCAGTTTCTTGCTTCAGGCGAGAGTCGTTTAAGTGCGTCTTGGATACCGGCTGGACCGCGTTTACCCGAGATGTGGACATTGATCTTGAAATCTTGAAATGATTTGCCATAACCCATCCACCTGGCCATATCTGCATGATATTCAAACTCCTCTATTGAACGTTCAACAATACCAGGATTCTCTGACGCCAATACACAGAACTGTCCTGGGTGAAAACTAAGACGCACATCAAGTCTACGTGCTGTTTCACCAATGGGTGCAAAGACGCGTTCTAAATGATCTTGTATCTCTCTACGTTGCCACCAAGCCTGCCAGTCTTTTTCAGTATAGCCCTGTAGCATTTCACTACCCAAGCGTACCATTCTGCGTTCGGGCGGAAGTGTGGCCACACGCTCGATCATGCGTACAGCGGCTGCCGCATTGTGATTCATGATGTCCCACTGACGCTGTTCGGCTTCAAGCGGATGCTCACGCAACCAACGCATGGTAGTTGAACGCCCGTTAAGGTCCCGATCCACTGCATTGACTTTCATGCCGCCACATTCAGACGGATCATTGAGCCATTTGCAACAGAAGCCGATTCGTTTAGTGTACAATATTTTCCTCAAATTCAAAGTATATACTACCTCGGGCTTCGGCCGCAACTATTGCTTGCTCAAAAGCTTCGTTGGTAGTGTGCATGTCTATGGCCACATCCAATGCTGCCAGCATGGCCAATCCCACTTCATGATGCTCGGTATCCAACAGATTTTCGCTGATTTCAACCAATTGTTCCAACACAATATCTAATTCGTCGGCTGTTAGTTCTTTTATTGCAACTTTGTTGTCCAATATGTCTTGGACTAAGATTTCTGGGTCGGTCATTTCATCTCCATAATTCGCTTGATTGCTTGCATGGCTTCTGGAAAACCTTCACGTGCCTTTTGTTGTACTGCGGCATCCATGTAGTGTTCTTGAAGCACATGTAAACTATTTACGAACTCGGGAATATCTTTTTTACTGATAGTATAACGGAAGTTAAACTGATTATTTTTTGGTTCCATCATTATCCTTTTCTACAAATTCAATAATATTGGCATGGCTACGCTTGTACTCGTCTTCGGTCATGAATTTACCATCATCTCGGTACCACGTTTTACCATCCTCGTCAGTGACAGTATACACATAATCGTTCTCGTTGTCACCCGGGCAAAAATTACTGTAACAGTACACAGCATTGGTTACCATATTGATCAACAGGTAAGCCATACCAACAGCAATGAATAGGTGTAATCGACTGATCACTATTAGCCCTGTACAAACACTTCTACAGTTTGAACATGACTGCGAAATTTATCACGACTCATTAGGCTGTAAGGTGAATGATTGTAAAACTCCGACGGCATCGAGATACGCACACCATCTCGATAGCACTCGTGAAAGATTTTGCAGTTGTCTTCTTCACGATCTTCCCAGGTACGATATTCGTAACCGTTGTAAGAATAGTTGAGATCAGTTCCACGCATAATTAGTCCTTGAAGTAAACAGTAAACGCACGAGCATCAGCCTTGCGGGTGTCACGCTGTTGAGCATGTGGACCACGATAGCGTATTCTGGCACGATACCCCAGTTGTTTTAATCCAGCCCTGACCACTTCAATATGCTGGATAGGCACCAAACGCAGATTGGGATTTTGTTTGGCCACACTATACAAATCTGCAAACCCAGCAACAAAAGATTCTGTTACCAGGTTTGTAGGTACACCGGTATTCTTAGGATGATAAGTGTACATCTTAGTTGGCCTCGTAGGCTTCTTTGAGTTTCTTCATAAACTCGGCACGAATCTTGGCTGCCTGTTTGGGTGTCAACTCGATTTCAGGATACACCTGATCTTTGACTGCTGACTTGACTGCAGTCTTGACCACGGCATTTTTTGCAACCACGGTGCGTGGCTTGGCAGACTTCTTGGGCTTGGCAAAAGGATTTTCATCCTTGATTGTGGCCGACAGTAACGTTTCTGCTTCTGCAACATCAACAAAATACACACCTGAGTCTAAGTTAGTAAGCACAAACTTAGCGGCGTCATTCTTGCTCATTTCTGCGGGCAATTCTAAGATAACCACATCAGTGTCGCCCAGTTTGCGAAGTTGATCAATGCGTTTTGTGTCGTTGGCAGTACGGAATTTCAACGCACCTGCTACACGGCTAAAACCTGCAAATTTTACTGTACTCATTTTGGCTCCTTGTTAATTACTATAACAACAGTATAGCATTTTGGCCTTTTTGGGTCAACCGGTGGAATCACGGCCCGGGTGCTTGGATTTACGACGATACAGGTCTTTGCGCTCAACTCGTTGGGGTTTGAACGGGGTGTCGCTTAAAAACAACACCCTGTGAGCACGGGTTTTTTGTGGGATTTTTACAACAATCTTATTCATAGTATAATAATTATACTATTTTGAGATTTTTTGGTCAACTAATGCACAGTAGAATTACCAATTTGTCCGGGATCGGAAATACCAAACATTTTGAATATTTTTTGTATTTTTTTAGAAGTTTTAAAAGGAACCACATCGGGCACAAACACTGATTTTAATTCGCCGTCGGGGCCAACAACGAATCCGTAGTCCTCTTCGCCGATGTCGCTTTCGTGTAAACCATCTTCCATTGCTAACTCTTCAGATAACTTGCTCATGATAGCTCCAGTCGTTTTAGATATTTATCGGCATGTTTTTTTAATTGTAACAGTACTTTTGGGTCATGCTTGAAATGCTTTCGGTACAATCGCCAGGTGGCTGTCTTTTCCATCTCACGATCGTACACTACCATTTCGCTTGCAACATTGAATCCGTGTGCAAGTATTTCATCTTCGCAACCAAGATAATCCTTCATACTTTCTTGATAGCGAGTAAGTCGTGCTGTACGATATCCGCGACCGTAACGAAAACCGCGACCACGACAGTAAAATTTATGAATGTATTCGTGAGTAACAATGTCAGCAATATGGAATCCCATACTGTCCCAGTTGTGACGATCGATATAGCACCAACGTTCTTTGGTATGATAAACCAGGGCAATATGAATACTGGGATCACCTTGCTCGTCATCGTATAGGCGATATTCGCCCTTGATACTCCATTGGCCTGATTCTATATCTGTGGATCGTTCTGTGGTGAAACGCAGGCCCGGATCACGAAACTGCATACGTATCAAATGTGTAATACCCTCGGGTGTGTAACGCTTACCAGCATGGCGTTGGCCAATACTGCGTACACGCTCAAGGGTTTCAAAAAACATTATGATCGTTCTGAATCAGAATAAAACAAGTGTCCGCCTACGCGAGCTACAAATTTCTTTTGACGTGCCCATGTGGGTCGTATTCCAGTTGCATGGAAGTACAAGGCATTATTGAACTTTAATCGATAGTTCACAAAGCCATCGCTCAGTATTTCGTGTGCCACACGTTGGCTTTCTTCCCAGCGTTCGTCGTTAACACTAGGTTTACGAATAAAATGGCAAACCCAACTAAATTGACATACCGGAACAGAGCTTATAACTATTTCTGTTTTTGTTACAGGTTCCGGGCGACCAAAGAAACCAGCAGCAACCATTTCGGTTTTCTTTTGTGTAGATTGACGTACCAGCACAGTACGTTGATTTACCACTCCGCATATGGAGTTGCCAAAACGTCCGTCCTTGACTCGATTGATTGTGACGATTGCGACAGCGGCTTTGCCTTCTTCGCTTTCTGAGCCAGCTTCGTAAAATATGTTACGGGCCAGGCATTCTTCGTCTCGACTGGATACTGAAAAATCTATCCAGGGTGTTGCGATAAATTGAACTAAGTTTTCAAATTTATCTCTGGTACCTGTGACTATACGGTCTATGGTACTTTGTGCTTGATCGGCTGGTACCTTGTTTATTATAAAGTACTGTTCCGACGATACTGCTGTTACTTCTTGTGCATGACCGGGTGCCATTACGGTCAGGGCTAATATTGCTACGATAGATGAAATTATCGTTCTCATACTGTCCTCCTTTGGTTATACGCTTCGATAAATTGAAAGCGTTAGATATTTAAACTCGTATCTAATGAGTTATAATACTATATAAGTCCAGCAAAGTCAAACTAAGTAGTGTTTCTGATGGAAAAACTGCCGTTAAAACCCTACTTATTCTGAGATAAGTATGTAGTTAATGGGATATTTTGATTTTCCGATTGTGCTACCAACAGTCGAGGATTTGGGTCATTGTTGACCGTGATGCCTCTAAAATTGAATGTTGTGGTGTTGTTGGATTCGGCTATGGCCAATCGAATAGTATCACCGTAGGCATCGTTGGTTATCAAATTGGCAAAAAACAAGTTGGCCTGATCACCATTTCTGTTGGTTCCAATGCCACTGATTCGGCTGGCAAAGTTGGTCAAGATCTGCGGATAGCTTGGAGTAAAACTTACACCGGCTCTTCTCAAGTTGGCCACTTCCAAACTTATTTTGTTGCAAATGGCGTACCAGGCGGCTTGACTATCTGCATCAGACAACGAATTCAATGCTGACACCAGCGCCGACACATTGGCTGTGACCGGAGCAATGTCGGGCGTGTTTCCTGGCATGTCATCGGTGCCATAGGAAAAACTTGTGACAAAATTGGATACTGCCTGATCCAGATGGGACATTATGGTTGTCAAATTGACCTGTTGGGCCGACGCTGAATAGTGTTGATTTATAGTATCAAACCAAGTGGTGTAGGGCGTACCAGATACTGCACCCAAATAGTCAGCCAATATTGTGGTATTGAACGGGCCGGTACCACTACCGTAGCTGTTTATCAATCCGTTGACTATGCTGTCGGGCAACACCACTGTGTTGGCTGTGGCTGTGGTATAAGGTAAACTTGGCACATCAACAGTCAATAAAAATTTGGCCATTTCTGCCCAGGAATTAAAACTGCCAGAGCCTACTTTGTTGTGCAGGTACTGACCAAACGTGACAAAATCTGTGATACCTATTGCCGACAGTTGAGCATAATAGGCGCTACCAACTACCTTTTCAAAGTCCAAATAATCTGCCAAGGTAGTCAACGTCGATCCAGTTGTGGCCACTGTGGTAGCCACAGTGATGGCTGTCAAATCTGTACCAGTTATTGTGTTGTATATGGCCGTTACCACATCAGGACTGTTGCCCAATGTGGATGTGGTGGTCACTACATTTCCAACTGTGGGCAAATGAATTGCACCAATTGGTGTAGTGGACGAAAAAGTAGTGGCTGTTTGTGTTACCACTGTTTTACTTGGAGATACCTGCGAAAGATTATAAACATTCAGTCCAGCATTGGTCAATTTTGTTGCCAAGTTACCATAGACGCCCAGACCTTGATTCAAGATGTTTTGTCCAAACACATAAACATCTCCACATTTGGTAATGTTTGTGATATCGTACATGGTACCCCAACCGGCAACAATTTTGGAGATCAAGGCTCCATTGTTGTTGATACCGTTGGTTACCAAATCTACCGGACCAGTATAGCCCAGGCCCATTTGAGCGTAGGTTTTACCTCGCAGTATGTTGACGCTGGCCACTGTATCGAAAGTATTTGATGTGTAACCATATACAGTATTGTATACATTGGCAAATTGTTGCATACCAGCAACGCCGCCAGATCCAAATGGGGCCGCCGCTTGCGATCGCACCGTGCTGGTAAAGCTGGCAATACTGGGACCAGTTGTAGTGTTACCGTAGTATACTACACCAGTGCTGGCTGTTGGAGATACATTGGCCGGGTACAGATCAATCATGTATCCTGAATTTGCCGATGAGATAGGTTGCAATGCTGTGATCAGATTGCCAAGAATGTTGGCATTGGCTGTGGCAGCATTTGTGTAGATGTTGGCCATGAATCCAAACGCAGGCTGACTCCGTAGTGTGGCTATTTCAGCCAGCAGATTGGCATTGGTATAAAGACCTTGTCCATTGATAATGGTATTGGTTGCGATTAGTTGTAGTGCTGAGGCCATAGAGGTTAAGCGCCGACGTAGGTTTTAATAGCAGGTTCCAGACACACAAGATGAAACCCACAGGTGCACTCGGCTGGATCAAATGCCACGCCAAGGTGCTCGGGTCCTGCAAGAACTCTGGGTGCTCCGCTTACTATAACAGAATCTGCACAGAGAGGATTGAATCCTGGCGCATGCGGATTTGAAAAATTACCATGCGGGGTAACATCAGACAATTCTGTAGCAACTGGACGACCTTCAATAAAGATGGTAGGAGTAATGGTCAATGCCACACCGGAAGGACCCCACAAAGGCGGAGTCATTGATCCGTGTAATATTACTGGTACCAGTCCGGCCATTAAGTGATAATTCCTGAGTTAGCTGGCTGAATACCTGTTGTGGTACGAATATAGTGATTTTCAATATCAGTAATAACTGTACCATGCATGATCACATGTTGATTTTTCAGCTCAACATTGTTATTTATATCCGCAGAAATCAGGCTCTGCATGAGTCCAAGTCCTTGTTGACTGGGAATAACAGTACAAGGACGATTTACTACAAATCCAGTGTCGGTTACTTCTACAATTTTGGCAATAATTTCATCGCCATTGACCACTTTGAAACACACGATATCTCCGGCGGAGTATCCTTTATTGATTAACATGTTTATCCTTTTAGTTGTTGAAAAAATTCGTCTGACTTCTTACTTAGTCCTTGAAATCCGCCTTCCACTAACAATTTACCATCTTGATAAATTTGTGGTACTGTACGATGTCCTTCGCCCATGATAAATTCACGTGCTTCGGTATCTTGGTCAATTCGAATTTCTTCAAATGCTACACCTTTTAATTTTAATAGGCCTTTGGCTTTGTCGCAAAATGGACAATTGGCTTTTGAATATACTGTTATCATTATTTTTACTCCTTATGCATATTTTCTGATAGTACTGGTAATAATTGGTCAACAAAATGTTGTTTTGCCTGTGTTCCTGGATGAAATCCGTCCTCATCAAAACTGTTCAATTCTATAGCAAAATCCTGTATGGTTTTTGGCTGATCATTGGACACAAATAAAAATCTATCAAAATCAATTTGATTGATCAATGACTCCAACTCAGGAACTGTTCGCAAGTGAAAATCTGGTGTGGACTTTATTACCCGATCTTCTTTACCCCAATAGTTCACGTACGAGGTAAAGTAGTATGTGATATTATTTAACTTTAAAAAATTTTGTAATTTTAAAATTTCCATCAAGGACAGATACCCGTACTGTGTCTTGTCTAAAAATTTGTAATCGGATTCAAACAACAGTCGAGCCAGATTGTATTGTTGCCAACTCGATCCAGGTTGTGCGCCGCCGGATGAAATATATGTTTGTCCGTTGACTGTGTTGCGATAGTAATAATCAGCAAATTGTTCGGGACGATCAACAATTTTATCTAACCTGGTCAGACCAGACCAACTCACAACCACAGCATCAACAGCGTTGGTCAACAGGTAATTGAAGGTGGCATCGGCTATATATCGATTGCCGCATCCATTGAGACTTAGATCAACAATTTCAAATTGGTCCTGGGGCAAAAGATTTGGCCAGCCGTTGTAGCGTATGAAGCTACAACCAACCACCAGCAATTTCACAAACTGAGACCTTTGAATGTGTCACCATCCACGTCCTGCTTGGTTCCACCAATCACATAGGTAGTGATTTCTGTTTCTTGTGGTGCTACCTGTACATCCGATCCGGCAATCCACTTCATGGTCCATGGCAAAGGATTAGATCCTGGCTTGATGCCACAATCCAACCCCACTGCGGTCATGCGCTTGCAAGTCAACCAGTCAACATATTGTGCCAACAGGACCTGGTTAAGACCAATCATACTTCCGTCTTTGAACAAGTACTTGGCCCATTCTTTTTCTTGGTTAGCAGCAGATAAAAACATGGCTGTGCATTCCGCCCGAGTTTCTTCACGGATCTTCACATAATCCGCATCATCCTGTGGTAGCAATTTTAACAGGGTTTGCGTGGACCCCAAGTGAACATTTTCGTCTCGAGCAATCAATTTAATAATTTTGGCATTGCCTTCCATCTTTTTCAACTCAGCAAATGCCCAGGAACAAGCAAAGCTGACATAGAAGCGTATGCCTTCCAATGCGTTAACACTATTCAAACACAGCCATAATTTTTTCTTGAGTTCATACATGTCAACAACCACTTGTTTGTCATTGACTGTGTGTGTACCCAGGCCCAACATGCGATACCATCCTGAGGCTTCAATCAAGTCATCGTAGTACTTGGAAATGTCTTTGGCACAGGCCACAATTTCTTCCAATTCCAACATTTCATCAAATATTTCGCTGGGGTTGGCATACACGTTACGAATAATGTGTGTGTAACTGCGACTGTGAATGGTTTCGTTGAATGCCCAGGTCTCAATCCAGGTTTCTAATTCAGGAATAGTGGCCAGTGGCAAGAAAGCCAGATTAGGCGATCGACCCTGTACCGAGTCCAACAGAATCTGACGTTTTAGATTTGACGTAAAAATATGTCGTTCAAAGTCTGTTAGTTCTTTGAAGTCCTTGGCATCACGCATGACATCCACTTCTTCAGGACGCCAAAAGAATCCCAACTGCTTGTCGGTTAATTTATCAAATTGACGATATTTTAATACGTCATAACGCTGTACTGCTGGTGTGCCATTGGTATCTAAAAATGCCAACGACTTGGTGTGATCTATCTTGTTACTTACATTAAAAACTGACATGGTGTCTCCTTAAATTACACAACTATCGCAGTCGGCTGCATCGTCGACAGGGGCCAACTCTTCACTCTTGGATAATTTATCAATGTCAATTTCACCTTGACCGTCATTGGTATTGAAATAATACAACTGCTTGCCGCCGTACTTGTAAAACTGAATAATGTCTTTGAGCATTTCGCTCATTGGGATCTTTTCATCTGCATAAAAACGTGGATTGTATGAAGTGTTTACACTGATACCTTGATCGATATATTTTTGCAATACTGCACACAGTCGTAGATATCCTTCTGGGCTTTTTTGATCCCATAGCAATTCATAACGATTCTTCAGACGACGATACTCAGGTACTACCTGTTTGAGTACACCGTGTTTGCTTTGCTTGACTGATACATAACTGCGAGGGGGCTCAATGCCGTTGGTAGCGTTTGAGATTTGTGCTGATGTTTCAGCTGGCATTAGAGCCATTAGGGTAGCATTACGCTGACCAGTGGCTTTGGTTTGCTCGCGAAGTTCTGCCCAGGGCATACGTTCTTGGTGAGGAACCAGTTCATCAATTTCTGACTTGCGTGTATCAATTGGCAATACGCCCTTGGCCGATTTCAAATCTTTCCACCGACCACAGGCACCTTGTTCAACGGCGAGATCAGCTGAAGCTTTTAATAGGTAGTAACTCCAGGCTTCAGCATACTCGTCTACAATGGCTACTGCTTCTGGACTGCTGTATGTTACATCGTTCTTTGCCAAGAAATAAGCAAAGTTGATAATACCAACTCCCAAGGGACGGAACTCTTCAGTGGCCAGTTCCGCCGCACGTACAGGATAATTTTGATAACTCAATAATGCATCTAAACCACGTACTGCCAGTTCGCACGGTTTCTGGAAGTCATGTGGGCTTTTTACATTGCCCCAATTGATTGCGCTCAAAGTACAGAGTGCAATCCTACCATCCTCGTCGTTGACATCCTTTAGTGGAACTGTTGGTAAATCAATTTCACAACAAAGGTTTGACATCTTTACGGGTGCTACACTTTCATCAAATGGACTGTGCGTGTTGGCATGGTCCACGTTTTGCAAATAGATACGTCCGGTATCTTTGCGTTCCTGCATAAAACGGGTAAACAAATCTGCGGCTTTGAATGTTTTTTTACGAATCTTTGTACTGCGTTCAGCCTTCTCATACAGCTCTTTGAAACGATCTTGATCGTTAAAGAAAGCATCATACATTTCTGGCACATCATGGGGACTAAAACAGGTAATATCGCCACCTTGAATTAGTCTTTCGTACATTAATTTGTTGAATTGAACCCCATAATCCATGTGACGTACACGATTATCCTCTGTGCCCTTGTTGTTCTTCAAC